CCAGCTGTCCTGCAGACATTACCACCGATGGTCACGTTGTAGGGCGGGTCGGTGAAAATCAAACTGGCTTTGCTGCCATCGAGTAGATTGCCGTAAGAAGCGCTCTCAAGCGCATTGCCACAAAAGATGCGGTGCGCACCTAACTGCCAGAGGTCGCCGGCTTGGGTAACGGCGGGTCCAGCCGCGGGAATATTATCGTCACCGTGCCGGTCAGATTTCGTGTCCGCCTCGCCGTCCAAAATGACGTCAATTTCCGGGGCCTCCAAGCCCGTGAGAACAACATCAAAGCCGTCGGCCAGCAAGCATTGTAATTCGACGGCCAGGATTTCCTGGTCCCAACCGGCTTTCTCGGCCAATCGATTGTCGGCCAGGATGTAAGCCCGCTTTTGCGTCGCACTGAGGTGGGCAATCTGGACTGTTGGGACCTCGGCAAGTCCCAACAGTTTGCTGGCCTGGACCCGTCCGTGGCCGGCGATTATCTGGTCGCTCTCGTCTATCAGGACCGCATTGGTAAAGCCAAATTCCGTGATAGCTGCTGCGATTTGCTTCACTTGTTTACGGGAATGCGTCCGTGCATTGCGCGGACACGGTTTCAAGTCAGAAATTTTGCGATAGACGATGGAGAGGGTGCTCACGGCATCCTCCCATACGGCGTAAGCGAAAAGAGAGGAAAGGGAAACGCGGTGCGCGACTCATCGACAATGAACCGTTCGACGGCCGCAATAACGGCCCGTGCTTCTCTCGGCGTATCGAAAATCAAATCAAACTGGGCTGCAGAAAAACCGAGCACCTTAAAGTCGAGTCCAGTCGCTAAGTGCTTTTGAACAATGGCGTTCGAGCCCACAGCTGGCCCCGAGGACCGGATCTCAATGTTATTTGCGTAAATTTTCATGACCACCTCCTTCGTGTGCAGGAGGTCTTATCCGCCAATCGAGGCTGTTCAGTCATTCATAAAAATGTGGGCTCATTTCTGGGATGAAATTAGATTGCGGACGGCCTGCCAAGTCATATGCTTATAATAGTTGCGCTGGATAATACGCGCGGCGTGCTCGCTCGGCGGTGGATCGCTCTTTAGGCGTGTCTTTCCCGCGGCAGACGCTGATTTTCGCTCTTCTTGAAAATCTTTTAAAAGCAATTGGTAAGTCAATGCAGCGAACATTTCGATTGTCTTATCTGGCTTATTTGACCTAGGTCGCCCTTTTTTAGGTTTGTCAGGATGGCGTAAACGTGTGCACAGATGTTTGACAAACCAATCAGGTAACGGCGCGTCACTATTTGCTTCGATGATGTCGGCGAGCTTTTCCAGAGAAGGAATCTCATTATTGTCGAGCCTGTATTTACAAAGATGCAGGCTGTTTTCCCCGAAGAGCTCTTCCATAGTAAGCTTTGAATTGCTCATGATCAGCTTGCTACCATGTGAAATGCGGCGCGGGATTTCGGGCCTTTGAGCCCTGCGTTAAGGTTGCCTGTTCGAGATTGTGCTCGGCCCTGATAATCAACCAACTCACCCTGTTAGCGGCTTCCAATCGCCTGTTCCGATTCTTAGGGAAACTGTTTGCAAGTGATTGAATCGACGCAGTGAATTCGCGTGCATTTTCCGATAACAGGCAACAATTCGCGAAAATACCCTGTAAAAAGCCACTTATCAGGCAAATTCGAGGTCGAGACCGGTTCGTAGTTGACTGCGCACACCACCATCCAGTCTTCGCAAACCGCACGTTTCCGATACGACGCCGAATAGGGCGTTTCTGTGGGGATTTTCGGCTACTCACTTGCCGGGCTTTGGTCTCTACGGGCGCTCACGCATTTTAGTGCGAGTTTTTGGCGCCCTGTCTCTGCATCCAAAAAGTCCGTTCCCGGCGGCCAGGCCTTGGGCGCGAAGTCAGCCGCCCTTGCACCAGCAAATCCGACCATTCTGCAATTCGGGGACGTCGGGCCGGGCCGTTGCGGCGATTATTCCGGATTGAGTCCGAGCGCCTCAAACTGCCGGCTCCATTCTGTCGGCGGATCGCGAAGCCGCTCGACGCCGATGCCGCGGGGCAGGCGACCTTCTACGGCTGCTTTGACAAGATTGGGTGCAAGGAAGGCGAGTGAGATGGTCATGTTGACCTGACGAACGCTGCATCTCTCGCGCGTGCAAAGCTGAGCGACCGTCGTCACTCGACCTGAGATAACGTCATCCAGCCACCGACGACCTCGGGCGATGGCGCTGACCAGGCGCGCTCGACGCTCGAACTGCTCCGGACGGACCTCGCTCCGAGATACATTGTGCGGGAGCAGGATCTGACGGGATTTCCTGGATGGTGGTTTCTGCCAGGGAATTGTGAGCGACTGATTCTCCGGAGCATCGGATGTCTCGTCAGCGTGACCTGATTTTAGTCGAATGACTAGCCTGTCATCGCGCACAACAATTTCGGTGATCAGGTGTGTGAGGTCGCGATCCTCCAAGCGCACCGCGTTCGTTATCGAACTGTCTTGTCTGGCGGCGAGATGCTCTTTGATGGATTTTCTGACGATGTCTTCGATGTCAGCGGCGGGGACGCGAGAGATCGATCCGGCCGACGCGGTCTTCGCCTCCCCATGTAGAAAAGGTGCAGACACGTAATAGCGATAACGAATTCCGGCTTTGGTGGCGTGCGTTGGGACCATGCGATGCCCGGCATCGTCGAACAGCAACCCCGTCAATAGATGGTCGGATTTGTTACGAACGATGGTGCGGTGCGACCATTGAGCGAGGGATTTTTGCCGGACTGCCTCGAACAACGCGCGATCCATGATCGGGGGCTGCTCGCCCGGCAGGATCTCATTCTTGTATTTGACCTCGCCAATGTAGAAGTGATTGCTCAGCATGTAGTACAGCGCGCCGCGGCCGAACGGGATACCACCACGCGCCGCGCCGGTAGCGAGCAGCTTAGTTCTAGTGCGGATGTTGCGTTCCCGGAGCTCCCGAACCAGTTCGTTGACGCCGCCGAGTTCGAGATATCGCCGGTAGATTGATCTGACGAGCTCAGCTTCTTCTTCGACGATGGCAATCTTGCCATCCTTCATCTCATACCCACAGGGCAGGTTGCCTCCGACCCAGAGGCCCTTACGCTTGGATGCCGCAATCTTGTCGCGGATCCGCTCAGAGGTGACCTCCCGCTCAAACTGGGCAAAAGACAAAAGCACGTTGAGTGTTAGCCGCCCCATCGAGGTCGTGGTGTTGAACTGCTGGGTGACCGAGACGAACGAGACGCCATGGGCATCGAACAGCTCGACCAGTTTAGCGAAGTCCGCTAGAGACCTCGTTAAGCGATCGACCTTATAGACAACGATAACGTCGATCTTCCGGGAGCGGATATCGTCCAGCAGCTTCTGAAGGTCGGGACGGTCGGTGGACCCGCCGGAGTACCCGCCATCGTCATAACGAGACCGGATCAAGGACCAGCCGGCGTGGGCCTGGCTCTTTATGTACGCTGAGCCAGCATCGTACTGGGCGTCCAGCGAGTTGAACTCCTGGTCGAGCCCATGGTCGGTAGAGACCCTCGTATAGATCGCGCAGCGGACGGATTTGACAGAAGGAGCCTTCATAGCCGTGCCTCCATGGCCAACCGATCCTGCTTGTCCCTCAGGCCAAAGAAACGCGGTCCATTCCACTTGGTGCCCGTGATCGCAAAGGCGACCTTGGACAGGCTGTCATAGGTTTGGCCGTTCCAGGCAAAACCGTCAGCCATCACCATTACCCGCTGCGACTGTCGATCCCACTCCCGGACTAAAACCGTGCCGGGACTAAGCTCGGTTCGCTTCTGGTCGAGGTTGGCCAGGCGGGCGGACGTTACCGGCCCAGCTTCCTTCGCGTTCGTTCGGTCCAGCACCTGCCTCATCTCGTGAGCGAGGTCACCAAAGCGATCGGCCTGAAGCCGATAGGCGATGACCGAAAACAGCAGATGCCGCGTCAGATGATCGGGCGCCGGTCCCTGAAAGACACTCTGCCAGCGTGAGCGAAGCCCCTTGAGATCGAGACCGCGCAGATGCGCGATCTCGTCCTCAAC